CCGCAAACAACTGCCCCAGTGGCCCTCCAAGGCTGGTAAGGCTTTTCAGTGCAGACCCTGCGCGGCTGGTCTGCGTTGTCAGCCCGGTCATCGCCTTGGCTGCTTGCCCGGCTGCCGACTGCACTTTCTGCATACCGTCGGCGGAAAAAATCACCTGTGCTTCTTGGACGGTAACAGCCATTATTTCACGTCCTGTTTCTGCCAAATATCTTCAGGACACCAACACCCGCTATACACTAAAGCCTGATACATGGTCAACCGGCTGATTTGCTCCGCCGTCCATCCGTACTTTTCCGACAGTCCCCGGAAGATTGCCGCCCACGGTACCGTTCGACGTGACGGCATTGTCACGCCGTCGCCGGTTCCGTGGCTTCGCAGTTTCCCAGGATGTCCTGCTCGTGCACTTTGTGCATCGCCTCAATTATGGCCTGAATATCGTTGAACCATGCGATAAAATTGCAGCCCAACTGAATGCCCTTGTCTGCAGGCAATGCCGGCGGGAACTCCTGCGGATGATGCGCCGACAATGCCCGCCAAACGTTCCACGCCAAGCCGCGGAACGATCTGTCAAACCGCTCTTCGTCCTGCATGGTGGCAATCAATGGACGTGCAATCGTGTCTGCTGCAATCTTCAGGGCCTGTTGCCGCACTGCAGGATCTGTAATAGACTCAATCCCTGCGTAAGGATTGCCCATTCGCATCAACATGGCCTCCTCTTTCCGCGCGTACTCCGCCAACGGAAAGATTTGCATCTGATACGTCTTGCCGTCTTTTGTCAGTGTTGCGGTGCGTCCACCGCAAAGATTAAACAACCCGTCCGCCACGGTTTCTACTCCTCAGAAAATGGTCATGCAATGATGTCAAACGCTGTGCCAGACTTCGACGGTGCGCCCTGTCCGTCGAATGCGTAATCAATCGCCACCGGGTCTCCGCTGTCAGCGTCAAACGTGATCGGCCCCACCTCAGTGATGACGATAGTTCCGCTGATGTAGTCATCTGAGTCTGCATGGAACTGCGCCGCCACTTCGTCACCGCGTGCCAGTGGCTGCGCCCCGCCAGCGTGCAACATGACGGTAACAGTGCCGGACCACTCACCAACGCCAACCGTGGTCTTGCGCCAACCGCCTGTGCTGTTCGTGGCATACTTTGCAGACGCTCCGCCGATCGTCAGTTCCCACTTGCCTGTGTGGTCAACCTCGGCTGGAGTTCCGCCGGTTTTGAATGTCATCGACTTGCCAGTAAATGGTGTTCCTGCGGGCATTGTATTTGCTCCTGATTACGGTTTTGCGGTTGCGGAATAGAGAATACCAATTTTCAAATTCGTGGCGGTCGTGGCCACGCCCAGGATCGTCACGAAGTCCCCTGTGGCCGAGTCGGCATAAGGTGCAATTCCTCCGGCGTTCACACTGCAGACGTAGACTTGTCCGACCGTGAACGCCGAATTGAATGTCAGGTTTCCGCCGTAGCAGTATTGCAACGGCTGCCCGTCGCTCGCCCCGTGCAATGCAATCCCAATGGCCTTGGACGATGCCAGGACATCCGCATCGCAGGGTTTCAGCTTGTTCGATGCCGTCGTGTCTGCGTACACCGGCTGGCCGGCTGTCACAGTCCCGCCGGCGGTGCCGTATCCAATCAGGCTGGTGGCAGTCTTCACCACGCTTGCCGCTGTCACTGAAACGTCTGCCATGCCTTAGACTCCCACGTGCATCAAGTCGAACTGAACCGCCGTCGTCCAGACGCCTGTTGCGTCGTCCTGTGTTGTCGCCATTTGCCCTGACGGCTTTGCGGTCGCAATCTCCACCGCGCTGCCTGTGTATCCCTGATTCTGCCAGCTCGTGACGGCCTGCTGTGCAATCGCTTTGCTGCGGTCGTAATCAATCGACATGCAGCCCAGCGTCAATGATGTCCGCCAGCCCTGACTGCTGTTTGTCCGCCAGGCTGGCTCACTCACCGCATCGAACACCACCAGATCGTCAAAATACCCATCATCATCCGCGTCATCGTCCAGCGTTTCGGCGTACTGATCGACACTGGCCACCAGCCTTTCAACCGGGACAAGGTCGCACAGTGCAGCCGTAGCGGCCCACCATTCGCCTATTGCCCGATCAATGCCAGTCTCTGCCATTATCTCACCGTCGCCTTTTTCTTGCCCGCCTGTGGCCTCAGTTGCTGCTTCAGCGTGTTCCCGATTTCAGCCCCAAACATGTTCAAATTATTTTCCACTGCCGGCTTCAGGAATGGCCTTGCCTTGCCGTCCTGCCTGAACTCCCACATGGCCATGTAGCCAGCCACCTTTTTG